TTATTTTAACCCTGAACATCCTTTAAAATATGATATTGTTAGTTCTTGGATAACTAAATTTGGGAAAAGAGATTACGCACATATCCATAATCATGGACATTGTGATATTTCTGGTGTTTACTATTATAAAGTAGGTGATGATAAAGATGAAACAGGAGATTTATTTTTTCAATCTCCTTGCCCATCAATGATTACATCATTCACTTTTAATCATTATGCTTATAAACAATCTCAGATACCTCAACAGGGTAAATTGCTATTATTTCCAGCATATCTGGATCATGGAGTAGCAACAAATGAGAGTGGATATGATAGAATGAGTTTGTCCTTTAACATTTTATTTCAAAATCGATGATAGATAACGAATCAGATTTAATAGCAGAATTATTGACAATTACTGCTGAACTTAATGGTACTATGAATAGATCTACTACATATGCTAGTAGTGGTAGATCTTCTAAGAAGATTACCATTGAATATGATGTACAACATAACAAGAGAAATGAAAATTAAACTAGGACCAGCAGTCACTAAAATTAAGGACTGGGATAAGGCAATGGCAAAGAAAATTCAGGACAAGTTTAACTTAACTGATTATCAAATGTTATGTCTTGCTTTCGTTAAAGGTTTTGTTATTGGGGCTGTTCTTCTATGAGAGAAGAATTATTAGAGTTATTGAAGAGGGATGCTTATCGTAAAGGTGAGTTTACATTATCTTCTGGTGCATCTAGTAATCATTATGTTAACTGTAAGCCAGTTACACTTAATGGTAAAGGATTATTTTATGCTAGTTGCCTTTTACTTGAATGTTTAGAGGAAGACACCTATGCAGTTGCAGGTTTGACTTTGGGTGCTGATCCATTAGTAAGTGGAGTGGTAACAGTATCAGCAGCAGATGAAGTTGATCTTGATGGTTTAATTATTAGAAAAGAACCGAAAGGTCATGGAACTCAATCACAAATAGAAGGACCAGTATTACCTAAAGGTGCTAAAGTAACAGTACTAGAGGATGTTACAACTACTGGACAATCTGCATTAAAGGCAGTATATGTATTGCGTGATGCAGGTTATGTTGTTGATCGTGTTGTTACTATAGTTGATAGGCAAGATTATGACTGTCGTGCTATTATGGAACAAGAAGGATTAGACTTTATAAGTCTGTTTACTATTGACGATCTTGCTAAATAGAACTGTAGCAAAACGTATGATTATTCGTGGCAACTAAGAAGATATCGCAGTTAGAAACAATATCAGACTCCAATTTATCGGGTGAAGCTATTTTACCTGTTGTGGTGTCTGACCCATTGATTCCTAACAGGAAAGCAAAAGTTAATCAATTATTTAAAGGTGTAAGTCAAGGTACAAAAAATGAACCTGGTCTTACCTTTGACCTTGATAGAGATACTGGATTGTATCAAAATGCATACGACCAAATAGGCGTTGCATTTGGAGATGGTGGTTTATATTGTACACGACTTGATAATGGTAACAGTAGTACATCGTTATATGTAACTGCTGTTGATGATATTGCTAATAATACTGATATAGTTTTTGCTCCAAAGGGTACTGGTTCCGTTAAGGTAACTGGTACTTTTCTTATGGAAGATTCGTCTTTTGTTCTTGAAGATTCTCAAGGTCCAAAGATTAGATTTGAGGTAGGTGGTGTTGGTACTGGTACTTCTACCAGAATTATGACATTCCCTCAGATAACTCAAGGTAGTGGTACTACTATAGTTGGTTCTGATACTACTCAGACATTAACTAATAAAACTCTTCTTATTGATGAGGATAATTTTGTTCTTGTTGATGGTACTGAAGAAGCAATATTCCAGATTAACTGGGCTATTACTAATGCTACTAGAAGATCTTATTTTTTACCTGATGCAGGTACAGTAACAACTGCTGGTGAACCTACTGCTACTTCATCAACTTTACTTGATACTAAAGCAGAGCAGACTACACTTAATAAAACTTTAGTTAATCCTAAGTTTGCTGCTAATGCTGACTCTGCTACGAATTGGGTACAATGGTCTGCTGCTGGTTTAACAGCAAATAGAACAATTAATATACCTGATTTGAGTTTAACTCTAGTTGGAACTGATACTACTCAGGTTCTAACTAATAAGAGTATCGGTGGGTTGATAATGCAAGATACCACTGATATTACTAGGAAGATAAATTTTGATTTATCAAATCAAAACGCATTAACTAATACTGCATTTGAGTATCCATCAACAGGTAACCTAAATAATAATGCTGGTGCTATAACAAGCACTATTGTTACAGAGTTAGCAACTCAACAGTTGCAAAATAAGACTCTATATGCCCCTATTGTAAGGCAGGAAGGTGTAACAGGATCTGTTCAATTCTCAGTAGAGAACATTACTGGACAACGGATTATGAAGTTCCCAGATGCAGATGCTACACTATTATCAACCGAAAACGTTACATTGGATGATGTAAACTTTGGTGCTGGTATTGGTGCTGCTAACTTAACATCAAGAACAAGACTACAACAATTTTTCTACGCAGGATTTTAATTAACAATGGCTGATCAAGGACTTTTAGCACAATCTAAACCAACAGCAAATACAAACACTCTTTTGTATGGTGCGAATGCAGATAAATCCGCTAGTTCGGTGTTAACTATAGCGAATGATGGAACGGGATCTGCATATAAAGTTGGTATTAAAGATTACGACCAAAAATTAACTGTTGGTTCGGGTGCATTATTACATCCAGGAGATATTATTACTGGATATACAGTAACAGTTAATAATAACCTACCTTTAACTATAGGGTGGCAACCAGGACAAATTATTAGTAGTGATACCCAAGAGGGTACGATGAAGTTTGAGTCATTTAAAGTTCCTGATTTAACAACCTTTTTTGTTAAAGATGTTGCAATAAGACAGATAACTACTGAATCTGCTACTGGAACTGCTGAAGTTGGTCAGACTCTTACTACTGGTGCTTCACCTAATGATACTACTGCAACAATATATGGTGTACAGGGTACATTGATATTCATTGGACCTTCAACTATAAATGGTACTGGAGCAGAGTTTGCTGCTGGTGATGCTGTAACAACTTCTGGTGGATTCTCTGCTACGGTTTCTGCTGGTGGTATTGGTACAGCAACACAAGAATATGTGTTCTCTAGTACAACAGCAGGTGGTACTTATGATATGCATAACACCAACCCACTAAGTGCATTCTCTGATAGGACATATAAGTTTGATCTTTCTGATGCATCAATGAGTGGTAGATTGTTTAGATTATCTATCACTGCTAATGGTGAATATGGTCCTGATGGTGATGCTGCTGTTACAGCAGATAATGGTGTAGAGTACACTACTGGTAAGACTAGCAATGGTACTGCTGGAAGTGGTGGAGCATATGTTCAATATGACTTTGCTGCTAACAGTGCAATGCCAGGTCTAATATATTTTTATGATGGTAATACTGGTGCTAATGCTGGTGCTGGTTATGGTGGACTGGATCGTTCTATAGCAATTTCAGGTCAATACACATATACACAATTTTATGCATATGATGTTGAGGGTACTTGGGTTAACTCATCTGATTCATTCACTGCTGGTGGAACAACATATACTGTAACTGCTCAAGGACAAAATCCATATGGATATGTTCGTAGTTATAGTGGAACTGATCTTTATGTAATTAAAGGTATTGGATCTACTGATTTTGCTAATTCAGATACATTTAAAGATGTACCTAAATTAGGTACTGCTGCAAGATCTACAGTTACTGTTAGTGGAGTAACAGCAGTTGCTGATTTAGATGATGAAAATTATATTGTTAATGGTGTTACCAATGGCAATAATGAAGTAGATCGAATTACTTCATTAGTTATTGGACCTGGAGAAAGGATAATTATTAACAGTACTACTGCGAACAATTCATTCAGTCTCATTGGGTTTGAAGATAACAGCACTGCATTCCCAACTAAGGCATTTGCCCAAGCAGGTATCTAATAAATAACCATATAGGAATAGCGTAACGTAATGTCACTAACTAGGTTAAAGAATATTATTACGTCCAGAACTGGACGTATTATCTACGTAAACCCTGACGATTTCGATGCATCT